TATCAAGAATTAGCAGAATATGTCAATGCTTTTCAGCAGAAAATGGTTATGGTTAGAGAGGTAATTGCTGATAGGGGGATCTGGACAGCAAAAAAGAAATATGTTCTGAATGTTCATAATTCTGAGGGTGTTCAATATGAAGAACCAAAATTGAAAATTATGGGCATTGAAGCCATCAAGAGTTCTACTCCTGAACCATGTAGAACAGCATTGAAGGAGATTTTCAAAATTATTATGTCTGGTACAGAAGAAAATGCTATTGAATATATTGAAAATTTCAAGACTACGTTTAAATCTCTTCCAGCAGAAGAAGTGGCATTTCCTCGATCCGTTAAGGGACTGA